AGTTCTGGTGGCTCCCTGGCTGAAGCGCTGCGTCTGGTTTCCTCGGCGGGTGGCCTGCCGATTTCCGGCGACCGATGCGGCGCGATCGGACGTGTCCCGCTCGATCCCGGTGGCGATGCCGGTCCCGGTCGTCGTGTTGAACTGCCCGACTTGCCGCTGCTGGGCGTTGATGTCCTGTTCGGCGCCGAGGCGAGTTTTCCCGCCGGTGGTGGCGATATCCATGCGGCGGTTGGCGATGTCGCGCTGCGAGCCCAGCCGCAGGCCTTCCTTCGTCGTGTTCGCCTGGAGCGCCTGGTTCCCGAGAGACAACTCAACGCCGGTCCCGATGTCGGCCGCCGTGCGCTCGCCGCCCATGCGGAGAGTTTCGGCTGTCCCCTCGCGACTGGCGCGGGCGTTCGAAGCGGCCACGCGGGCCCCGGTCATAGCGTCAGCGGCGTCACCGGCGGCGTCTCGCAGATACCGGCCACGCATTGCGGCACCGGCGATTGGATCACCGCCAGCGGCGCGGTTCCGGCGGTCCAGTTCACCGGCGGCGGAGCGGTATTTCGCGCCACCATCGATTCCCGCCTTCGTGACGATCATCGCCTCCTCTTCCGGAGTCATCTTGATCCGGTCGAGGGAGGTCTTGTCGGCGCGGAGCGAGGCTGGGTCGTACGAGCCGCGAGCTCGATCAGCGGTTCCGGAAAGAGTCCGGTCGACGCCTTGCGAGTATTCGTCGGAAAGGCCGAGCTGGCCGTCCAGGCTCTCGTACATCCCGCGTTCCATGTCGTCGACGGCACCGCGCTGGCGCGCAGAGGATTCGTTTTGTTGACCTTCGGCGGCTTCCGGATTAAAGTAGGCGGCTCGCTCCCACGGGTTGCCCATGATCTGGTTCGTCTCGTCGCCAGTCAGGAAGTTGCCTTCGTAATCGGCGTCGTTCGCCGTGAACTGGTCGAACTCACCAGATCGGTCGATCCGGCTGGCCTCGTCGGGATTGTACCCGCCACGGCCGCCAATGAGCGGGTCGTAGACCTCGTCGCCGTAGGAGCGGTAGTTTTCCTTGATGCGCTCGTTGTTGGCGGTGTTGTCCTTGGCGTTCTGGAATAACTCGTCACCGCGACCGTAGGCGAAGTTCCGGTCGTTCGTAATCATGTCGCCGACGTTGTCGCCGCTATAGCGATCGTAGCCGGGGGCGCCGCCGGGGTAACTTCCTGGATTGTACTGGCCGTCTCCAGCATCGCTTCCGTTGTACGGGTCGCCACCAACCGGCGTTCCTTCGCCAAGGCGATTGCTCATCGGCGGAGATCCGTCTTTATTGTAGGCCTCACCCTCCCACTCCATCGGTAGAGGAGCTGGCCTGCGCTGGTATTTGCTAGGACGCGGCATAGCCATCTGAGTTCCCATTTAGCGCCCCCTCTGAATCAATCTCTGCCACCAAGCATCACCGCCGCCAGCGTTACCGCGTTCGGTCATTCGCCTCATTCCTTCTTCTGGCTGCTCAAGCGGCAGTGGAATATCTGGTGCGCCTTGATCGAACCCGCTATACACCCCACCGTCTGGGCCGCCGTTGGACTGGACGAGTGACTGGCCATTGAAACCGCTAGAGGGCGTCGGCGCTTGTCCAGGGAAGGCTGCCGCTGCAAACCTGCGACCGTCATCCTGGAAGTTAGCCATTCCCGAGTCTGGCGGCATCGGCGAGCCGTCAGCGTAGACGCCTTCTCCAACGTATGTTCCTTGCTGTAGGCGGCTAGACGGCACCTGCGCTTGCTGCGCGGCACGAGACTGCATCTCTCGCGGGTTGTATCCGCCATTTTGCGGCTGCGGTTTTATTTGATCGTATGTCGACCGATAGCCATTCATGCCGCCGCTCTGGCCTTGATACCGCCGCTGCGCGTCAATTTCCGCTCGCGCTCTGGGGTCGTAGTTATTGTACTCGTCGCTGCCCTGCGCTGGTAGTTGTGGCTGCGGTTGCTGCCGCTGCCGGGGCTGCGGTTGCGGCTGGTATCCATACCCCATGCTCGACTGTTGGCGCGGGGAGTAAGTGCCACTCTGCGGCTGGACCTGCTGGCGTGGCTGCTGGGCCTGCTGTCTTTGAGGCTGACGTCCGTACGACTGGGCTTGCGGCTGCTTCGGTTGTAGCGTTCGGCTGTAGGCCATCTGCTGCGGTTGGTCGTATTTCGACATCGGCGCAGTGGCTTGGCGTGGTTGTGCGCTCGGCTGTTGGGCTGGCGGAGGCGCTGGCTGCGCTTGGACCGCTGGCTTCTTGACTGGTGCCGGCTGTTGCTCAACAGGCTTAGGCGCCTGCTGCGGTTGAACTCCTGATAAGAAAGGCATGGACGCCTCCTACTTCTTGTGAAACTGTTCCCAGATCTGACTTGCGCCCCAGGCGAGAACTCCGCCACCGGCGACCAATGCGGCCCTCACTCCATTTGCCATTATCCGCAACTTCTCGAACTCGGTGATTTTTTCTTTGGCGTTCTGCAATTCTTCCTTGATCGCGTCGACGTCGTCAGCCATTCTCGTCATCGAGAACTGCATCTGCTGCATCTCCCGGGTCATTGACTCGACTTTCGAGTTAGTGGCCTCAAGGAGTTTAATGATTAACTGCCACTTCTCTTTGTCATCCATGAGATGGATTTGCTCCGGAATAATTGCGGCGAATTCTTGCACGGTCTTTTCTCCTAGCTGAACGACCTCAGCGTTTCGCTCCGCCCGGCGGCGGCGGCTGGGCGGGAGCATTTGGTGACGGCGTAAAGATGCCATAGATAGCCAGAACCGACTGCGTGCTTCCAATTATAGTGATGATCCACTTGGCTGTGTGTTCATCCTGGATCAATCCTTGCCCGTTAGCGCTGTAGAATATCGCGCACAAAATGTGCAGGATTATCTGCAGGTAAGGAGGGATATTGATCTGATTTTTGGCTTTTGGCATCGTCGAACCTTTCGACTACATATGGACGCTGGCGGCAGGAACACCTACCGCCAGCCGGGGATTACTTCTTCTTGGAGACGGCCGGTTCGTGGACCGGTGGTGGCGCGTCGTGGGTCGGCTCGGCCCCGGGAGTCGGTTCGACGAACGGGGCGGCGGCCGGCGGTGCAGGCGGAACGATGGAAGCAGCGAGAATCACCTTTGGCGCCGCATAGTTGCCGGCGTCGTTGATCGCGGTGAAGAGGCGCTGAAAACCGAAATCGCCGTACTTCCGGATGATATCGAGGCTGTCGCGGACTTCGAGCATCACGCCATTGGTGGTGCGGAACGGGTTGATATACTCGTCGCCGAAGTCGTCGTCAGTGGAGCGCTTGGGGCCCTGCTCGATCTTGAGCTGGAGATGGATCGGCTGGGATTCCGGAAACCCGTTGGCGACCAGCTCGTCGACCGGGATATACAGAGCGGTCGGGCCACCCTTGCTGCCGATAGCCAGAAGCGAGGATTCCGGCAGGCCCATGCCGCCGCGGAAGCGGGGAGCGTGCTTCTGCAGTTCGCCCATCAAAATTCGGCCCTCTTCGATGCTGGCCAGGTCGGCGGGCAACTTGCCTTCGTAGGTGGATTTGTAGAGATTCGACATCAGGTTTCCTTTACCTCAAGCGTGGTTATCGGCCCGTGCTGCGCGATCAATTCGTGAAGCCGTGCCATGGTTTCATTGTGCACCCGAAGGCATCCGTACGTGGGACGAAGTTGCCCGGCGCCATTCAAAACTCCTGCATGCAGCCAGATGCCGACGCGGCGGTGCTTGGCGTCGTGAGATGTCATCGCATTGCCATCAAGCGGCCACAACATGAAAACTGGATGAATCCCGTAGGTGGACGTGTCGGCCTGCGGCTTGACGGCGGCGGTCACCTTCCATTTCCCGGTCGGCGTGTCCCCGAACGGGAACAATTGGTCGCGAGTGGCGTTGCCAGACTTCTTCGCCATCGCGTTGTCGGCCTTGCCGAGAACCGGAAACTTCTGGACGAGCGCGCCGCTGCGCCAGATTTGCAGTTCGCCGGTCTGGCTGCGGTCTTTCGGAAGTATGGCGATGAGTTCCATGGTGGTTACGAGAGCGAGTGGCTGTGTTCTTCCGGCGTTCCGACGAGGGCGTTGTCGACCACGATGGCGGCGATGGCGGCGGCGATAGCGGCGTCGACTTCCGATTTCGAATAGACGTCGAGCCCGGTCCGAGTCGTTGCGGCGTCTTGCGATGACAGGGTGCCACCTGGCAGGGCAATCACGTATGTCGACGTCAGCAGCGGGTTCGTTACGGCGCCACTGACATCGAGAGCGCCAACCATGTTTGTGTCGCCAACGATCTTGACGGCTTCGGCCGCGCTGGGGGTGGATGCGCCAACCCCGAGAAAGTCAGATACCGATGCGTACCCATCGGTCGCCGGCGCGGCTCCGCCAACGCCGAGGCGAGGAGTGACAACGCTTTCCGGTTTGATAGTGGTGTCGCTCGATACGTTTTTGACAGTGAGGACAACTGCCGCCGCACTCACGGTGCCGATGATTTCGTTGTCGGCACCCTTCTTAACAGAGATAGTCCCGGTCGCCTCTTCGGATTGCAGGAGCGTGATAACGTCACCATCGACGGCATCTTTGAACGTGTTGATAAGGCGCGCCCAGAACGGGTTTGATTCCAGCGAGAACGAGTTGACGGCGCCGGCATCGACTTGCCCAAGGACAAGCACTATATCGTTTCCAAGCGAATCTTGCTCGGCGGTAATGGAAAAAAGAAGCTGCCCGTCGATATCAGTGATGAATAAATTGTCGGGGGAGATAGACATGCTCTCGCCGATATCGGGGTTACGGCTTTCGATATTCAGCGTCCCGTTGCCTGCCCGGCCAGACGCATCCAAGAGGATCACAAACCTGCCGTCGATCGACCTGATCTGCCCGACCGGGTCACCGTTTTTCAGGTTCCCAAGGATCTGCAGCACTGGAGTGGCGACAACATCTTTCCGAAGCCCGCTTGTCGAATCAGTGATGCGGAACCACCCCATGTCACGGTAGGTGTTGCTGAACGCAATGTCGATTTTGTCCAGGGCATTCGCAAGCAGGACGCCGAAGCGTTCGCGAGTTGCGAGGAGCTGCTGGCCGATGAGTTTGAGGCTCATGCGTTTTGCATCCAATCTACAAAGTATGCCGTGATCGTGGACAGGTCAAACCAATTGCCGGCGCCCGTCGTACTGACGCGGATCGTGACATTGTCGTCGTTGAAATCAGCGCCAAGAAGCTGGTCGTCGGACGGGTCCGCTTCGAGCGTGACGCTTTCCAGCGTTTCGGAGTATTGGCGGTTTTTCCCATACGCGACAACGGCCAAATCTCCTTCGCCGACGACCTGCATTTCCGCTGCGCCCAATTTGATATCGCGCCATTTCGATCCAGCGGGGATGAGGTAGGACGTCTCGTACAGGCTGGTGAATCCATTGCCGGCGTCGTCGTGTTGGCCTACGACTTGGCGGAGCATGTTTCCGGCGGCGGCCGGTCCCGCCCATAACGCCGTCTGCCCCGTCGAACGGCTCTGCACCATCCCGATCGAGGAATGGCTGGTCGGCAGATTGTCGAGGGAGAAATCCACCTGCGACCAGGACATGCCGCGCGAATAATCCCACGTCAGGAGGTGGGTCGGCTCAGTCGCGCCGTCGAGTGGCGCGGACAAATAGACGCGGTTGTTGACCGGGTCGTCGACGATCTGAATGCACCACGGCGCCGCCCAGTTAATGCGGTCCCATTCGTCCTTGTTCATGTAGGAGATCGCGATGGGATCGTACTGTCCGTCGAAGCGGTAGAAGCCGGTGGAGTTCGCCACCCACGCATAGTCGCCGCCGGTGGCCCAGCAAACCGCGTTCGTGCCGGTGGTGCCGATGGTGCCAGACACCAACTCTGGGTCACCCCAGAACCGCGGCCGTTCGCCGCTCATCGAGAAGGCGTATGTCCAGGACGGCCCCAGCACGTAGATGTTGCCGCGCATCGGGAATGCCGTGATGATCTGGCGCTGCCCGGGGAGCGTGATCGCATGCTCGATTTCGGTGAGGTACTGATAATCCTTGGGGTCGGAGATGTAGAGCTTCTGCGGCGTCAAGTACATCATCCGCTGGCCGACCGCTACGACTTTGAACGGGTTGAACGGGCCGTTCCCGCTCGTGTCCTGCGTCAGCAAGTCGAAGTTCTCGCTGCACTCCTCGGCCGAATCCGCCAACGTCTCGTCAGCGATGTCGATTACCATGTTCGCCGTCCAGGCGGTGCCGGCTGGAATGGCGACGGATGCGTCTGGAACGAAGTACCAGCGATCCGGATTATCCTTGCGGGTCATGATGGGGTGCAGGTAGGCGGCGTCAGTCGGCGTGGTGGCGGTGACGGCCATGTTTAGCGTCTTGCCGCCGGCAGTGACCGTGAACGTGACAGGAGTGAACACTCCAGCCGAATACGGTCCAGGCTTCCCCGTGAAACCAGTGCGCGACTCCAGGATGTACCCAAACTTGTGGTCGCCTGCGCTGCAGTTCCCGGCGCCAGTCTCGGTGATGACCGGGGCCGTCGTCATCGGGCCGGCGAAAGCCTTGTCAGCCGGCGCGCCGCCGATGAGCGCGTTGATGACGCGAGCCTGTGACGTGGCGATGCCACTGGTCTGCGTCACGCCAACGTAGAGCCTCGATCCGGCCTCGGCAGGAACGACGGAACGCCCAGCCTGCGAAAGCAGCGTGACGGTGCTTCCGTCGACGACATTCCGCATCTTCAGAGTCGCCTCGCTCTCGTAGTAGACGATGCGATTTACCTCCACCGCGTTGTCGTTGGTGATCCAGTGATAAAAGCTGGTAACCTTCCCGGCGGTGGCGAAGTCATGCGCGAATCCATCCCTCGACTTGACGCGGTTCAACTCGAAGCGCACGTTTTGCGCGAGAGAGCCCCGCTCCTTTGGAACCGGCCTGTTATCGAGGCGACTCCAAGGACCGCGGGGCCCCACAATACGCGACGTTTTGAACCCGTCAACCGCGACAGCCATTGGTTAGGTAGTGTACCCGCCAAGGTTGCGCAGGACGTAGGCTTCGGAGCCAGGCGTGGTGCTGGTGAACTGGATCGAAAACCGCTTCGACGTGTTCTGCGGAACAGTGACCGTGACGCTGCCGGCCACATTCGGGCCAAGCGAGCCACCGGTGCCAACGCTCATCGTGATCGTTTCGGCGGCGTCGGCGTCGTTCTGGATCGTGAACTGCATCTCGATCCGTGCCGTCAACTCGGCGCCAAGCTGACCGGCGATGTTGCGCAGATACGCCACGAGCAACGCGGCAGTCGGCAGGACATCCGTTCGGCCACTGCCATTCGGGTCGCGGCGGATGTACCCGCCGGCGATTTCGGCGGCCGTGTAGGTCACCGCGGCGGCCGTCGTCTTCACGGTGCTCGTGAGGTAGCCGATATTGGGTCCGACTTCGGCGTTCAGTCGGCCATTCTTATACAGTGTTTCGAGATTTTTCATGATTCCCCGCTCTTTCGAGATTTATTCAGTTGATACGCCGGGAGCCGGAGCTACCCCGGATGTCTACCAGACCTCGGCCCAAAACAAATCCCCGACTTGCGGGATGTAGCCAGGAGCCATCGTAATTGTCGCACCAGAAAGCGTGTACGCGGTACCGGACAGCAGTGTCACTCCATTCAGGTAAAGCGTCATATGGAGAGGCGCCGATGCCAATGTGAATGTGTCGTTCGTCCCGTCAATTGTTCCGGTCGGCACGACGGTATTTGGTGCCCCCACGGAGCCTCCTTCGGAAGTTATCAGCCCTGGAACAAATGGCAGCATTGCCAAGTTCTGAGCGTGATAAATCGGCATCTGTAATTGAGAGGACTGCTCACCGGTGACAGCCGCCTGAATGAGCCGGAAGATGAACCCGCCGTTGTTGTCCAGCCTATCGCCACGAGCCTGCCGGTCGTAGTCGCGGGCCAGGTCCTTGTTGCCAGCGGTGAAGCCGGCGATGGCCGCCACTCGGTAGGCCAGGAAATTCTTGCACCCGTCGATCCCGCATGAACCGGTCGTCGGCGCAGCACCGGAATCGTAGTACCGGATCCGGAGTTGGACAGCGCCAGTCGCACCGATGAAGTTCCAGGTGTCGTTCGACCACTCGTAATTGACTAATAGTTGAACGGCTTGGCGCTGGGGGAGAGCGGTGCAAGCAGTCACCAGGGTGTAAATCCCTGTGCTCCCATAAATCCGCTCCTCCATCGAGTAGAGCTCGCCGAAGTTCGACACCCCAATCGCTGCCGGGGTTAAAGAAGTGGTGTTGGCCGCCAACGGGTAGATGACCGTGCGGAGTTGCTTGGTGAGGTGGTTGCGGGCCATCTCCTCAGTCAACTCCTCGTACGCCATCTCAAACGACGGCTGCAGTACCGCCGCGGTGAACTTACGTGGAGTTCGTTCACCAAGGAGGCTCGCAGCCAGCGCTACCACTTCTTCTACGGTTGGGATCATGGATTAAGCCCGAACGGGAGTTTGCTTGGGCGCTACGGCCTTGCCAATGGCTGCCGGGTCAATACCCTCGATCTGGACATCCACCGGCTTCGAAGACGGCTTGAGAGCGGAAATCTGATGCTGCTGTGTCGCTGCCTCGACCAAGCGATTGGTCTTCGCGATCTGGGCGGCGTAGGCCTCGGCGTTGACGACCTCTTTGCACTCGGGACATTTGATGGCGTGCGACACGATGTACTTGCTGCAGTACGGGCATTCCATGCGCGCGTCCCGCTTGAGGTCATGATTCTGCCAGGACTCGCCGACAACTCGCAGGTACTCGGCCGCGCGGAAGTGGCGGGCGCCGATCGCGCCGGTCAACTGCTTGGCCTCCAAGTACCGCGCCTCGATGATGAGGTTCCGGCAGAGCTTATCCTGTTCGTCTTTGCACTCCTGGTACTGAGGATCTTCGAAGATCTGCTGTGCGGTCGGCGTTCCTTCCATCATGAAGACGCCGATACGACCATCGTTCCCGCAGGAGAAGCGCCGGTAGCTGGACACCAGATCCCGCGCCAACTCCTCAGCGGAAACCAGCATGTTCATGTACTGGTCGGCGCCGGCGTAGTCGCGTTGGGTGGCGTCGACAACCTGCAAAGTGGAGAATCCGCCGGGAGTGGCCGGCGGCACGGTGAACACCTTGACCGGCGATAACATTGGCCGACTCTCCTGGAGTTCAAGCGGAAAGATCGAAACGATCGTGAAAATCATAATGCTCCTATGGACGGAAGGCTGACGTGCCCTTTACCGCCGGGGTTATTTCCAAACGCGGGCGTCGAGTCGTCCACGAAATCATTGACCTTGTTCTGGAAGGAGTCGCGGACTTTCTTCCCTTCGGCGGCATCCTCCTCGCTGAAGTGTTTGAAGGCTGCCTCATATCCCTTGGACACGATCTTCAACGTCTCGCGGATGTTGTAGGCGGCGCGCAGGGACTCTTCTTCGCCCGGGAGGATGTCGACGCGCATGACGATGTTGTCCACCGGGACATACATGCCGTTCGCTGGCCACGGGAAGTCCGTACCAAACTGGCTAATCCACAGATCGCGCGTGGGCGTCATCAGGACGGCAATCGTCCAGCACACGCCATTGGCATGCGTCTCGGCGAACATGCGCCGCTTGTACTGACGGTGGGCCAGCCAAAGAGTTGACTCGCTGTCGAAGTGTTCTTTGTAACCGCGGCCGAATTCAATCGGCATCTCGTCGGTGCGCATCCACTGGTAACACAGGCGGCCGTCGCCAGTGACGCCGAACTCCGTGAAGTGCTTGCGGTTCAATTCGTGGATTTTTTTGCGCTGTTCTTCGTTCATGAGGTTGGTTGTGGGCGGCGGTATTTCTCCGCCGCCCGGGTTGGGTTAGTAGGACGGCAGCGTCAGCCCGCTGAGGTAGCCGGCGTTGCCGGGGTTCTCGCAGACGTAGTTTTCCAGCAGGTACAGCGCGAACCAGGTCGTCGCGGCCGGGGAGCCGTCCGAACCGTAGATCGTGAAGAACCGGTTGCCGTTCTGCTCGTAGTAGCCGAGATCCTTCACCTGGCAGCGAGTCCAATCGCTGAAGTTGATGAGATCCATGCGGTCGTTGTCCTGGTGGGGATCCACCATGCCGGGACGGCCGCAGTAGTCAAAGGTCGGGGAATCCGGTTCTTCGTTCAGATCCGTACCCAGACCCTTGCCGTTGCCGGTGAGATCGAAGCGGGACATGGTCAAAACCTGCGAGCGCAAGTTCGACTTCTGCTTTTCGGACGACACCCACATCATCCCCTTGACGATGCCCTTGCGCCGTTCGATGACCTGGTCGAGCAACTTCTGGCCGCTCATGAAGGTCGGGACGCCGGCCACCGGGACGGAGTTGGAAACGACTTCGTAGGTGGTCGCGGCCGAGACGCCGAGGCGGGAACCGGAGGTGCTGGAGTTGTTGAAATACTTCAACCCCTGCGGGCCGGTCGGGCTGGAGCCGGTCACGCCATCCCAGCAAAGGGTGTCGCCGCCGGCCGCCGAGGCGATCGTGGCGGAGAGGGTGACGGCTCGGTTGGCGTAATCGATCATATCGATCTGCACCGCGGTACCGGAGTTCAGCGCGGTGCCGCCGCTGTTGTACGGGATCACGTACTGGCCGAGGCGCAACTTGCGGCAGGCCGTCACGGTGTCCATGACGTACACGGTTTTGGACGAAACCGTGGACTGGGAAATCGACGTCGCGATGATCGCGGTGCCGTCCGAGTGGAACGCCTGGTCGACGAAGTTCGCCATTTCCGGGATCGCGCTCTTGATCGCCTTTTTGAAGGCGTTCAGCCTCGAGATCGAGGCGTCGGCGGTGGCGTCGATCATCAACTGCGGCAGTTCGTACGCGATACGGAAGCTGTAAAACGTCTGGGTGAAGACGTTGCCCTTGCTCGCCGTGCCGCGGCCAATGGCGCCGCCGTTGCTGTTAAAGGTACCGGTGCGACCACCGTTCTGAGTGAGGAATGGCGCACGGAAATCGCGTTCGCTGATGCGGTCCAGCTTGCCGTTCTTCTTCAGCTTGTTCACGAGAACCGGAGCCGTTCCGAAGAATTCCGGGAACGACTTCGAGATTACTTCGGACTGCGCGTACAGGGCATCTGTTGCCATGATTTATCTCCCGACGTGAGGTGGTCTACCCGAAAACGGCATCGACCTGTTCTTCCCACGTCCGCTGTCTCCCCTCGCCCTGCGGAACACGGCGCGGCGCTGGCGTGCCAGTACCGGGGGTGTTTTTCTGCTGCTGGGCCTCGGCGAGTTTGTTGTGCTTTGCGGCATTGGCCGTTTTCAGGCCGGCACTCTGGGCGCCGATGATCTTGGCCGCGTTCGCGGCGATGACCTGTCGTGCCCGGGCTTGATACCGCTGGACGATTTGCGTACGCAGAGACTCGCGCACCTCTTCGGATGCGGCGCGACTTGCGCGTGTATACAGATCGCGGGTGGCGGCAACCCATTTCTGGTCACCGTTCAACGCCTCGCGAATTTCGACGTTCAGGAGTCGGATGGTATTCGCCAACCGGTCCTTGCCCTCCGGGGAGGACTCAAAAGATTTGCGGAGTTCCGCTGGGATCGCCTCATTAACAGCCGAGTCAACGGACTGCTGAATTGAGGACTTGGTCCCCGTGTTCCAGCCTTCCCATGCAGCCTTCTGCTGCTGGCGCTGGTGCTGCGCGATGTTTTGCTCGCGCTGGCGAAGATCCTGCTCGCGGGAATCGACGGTCGGCTTGGTGCGCGTCCGCATGTCCTCGTCTTTGAGGAACGTGTTGTTCAGCTTGTAGTCTAGGTTCTGGGCCGTCTTGAGCAATTTAACGTCGCCGCTCTGGGCGGCCTCGTCGTACATCTGCTGGATGTGCTGGTTCAGAACGAAGTTGACCGTGCGCTGGTGGTTCTCCGGCGACACCTGCGCCATCGTGTTGAGGAACGCCTCGCCCATCGTTTCCAGCGGGTCGTGTGAAATTTCACCGCGGGAGATCGCTTCGGCGGCCGTGCGGAAGAGGTTGGCGAAGACGTAGCCCTGCTCTTTGACGTTCGGGCTGATCGCGTCCATGTTCTGCGCGGAAAGCCACTCGTGCGACGTCTGACGAGTCGACATCGCTTCCGGCGTCAACGGCTCCCCAAGAATCTCAGCCGCCGCTTGGGCGGTCTTGTAGCCAGCATAGATCGCCATGCCGCGAGGCTTCGAGTAAACGACTTCCTCTTTCCCGTTGCGGCCGACGCGCACGACGGCGTCTTCCGGGAGGTCATCGACCGTATCCTTCGGCGCATCATCGGCCGGAGGCGCTGCGGGGTCATCGGCGCCCGGCTCATCCACCACCGGTTCCGGAATCTCGTCAATCGGCTCATCTGCGACGGCAGGCTCGTCGACGGCGGTATCTTTCACTGGATCGGCGGCCGGAGCCGGCGTATCGCTCAACCTTTCGGTAGCGGCGGCGGTCGACGTAGAAACCGCAGCGGCATCGAAGGCCGCGTCTATCATCGAGTCAAGTCCACCATCAAGTTCTGGCATTCGGGAAATCCTTTCGCTGTTCAGCGATTGGTTTCAGTCTACACCTTTTCGAACATTAAATTTCAGGTGCCAGATATCTGAAATTTCAGATTTCAGTTGGCATCGCTCCAGGACCGAAATCATTGGGGCCTGGAGGTAGATCCGGCTCGCCCTGTGGAGGTGGCGCTGGGGCTTGCTCGCCACCTCCCTCTTCCGGCGGGAGCATGGGAGGCGCTGCCATCAAGTCCAACTGGCCGCCGAACAGTTTCACGTTCTCCAGGCCAACAGGGTTGGACTCGGCCATATCCTGCCCGACGTCTGACAAGACCCATGCACGGAAGACCTCGGACATGAACATCGCGTCTTTGAACTCGTACGGGTCTGGCATCTGCGACGGCATCCGCGTGGGCATGCCGGTCATCGGATCGAACTCGTCGATCGGTTGTTCCTGCAGGAGTAACTGGATCTGCGCGAGGCACTTCTTGAACTGGGCGGCGCCCGGGGTGTAGAAGCCCTCGACGCCGAAGATGCGCTGCATCTGCTCAATGTTCATCGGGTGGCTAAACCCGAGCACGTTGGCAAGGTCAGGATTCTCCTGCGAAATGCCAGTGATGCGCTCCTGTTTCTCGGCCACCGTCACCGGTGCCGATTCTTCCGACTGCAGATCCCATCCGTCCAACTGTAGATTGTCGACGACCATCCGGCGCGTCGGCGTCATCGGGTTATTGCTGGGAACGAAGATTTCCCCGCTCTTGTACCGCGCCATTTCCTTGATTCCGTTTTTCGTGGCGATACGCACGCAGGACTGGAGTTCATCGAATCCTGGCTGCAGTTGCGCGAGCGCCTGATTCTTCCGCTGGTTCTCGCCGCGGAATGTATTGGCCGGTGTCCCGCCGCCGTAGACTGCCGGCTGCATGCCGTCGATCTCCCGGCTCATGTTGCGCTGCCACTCAATGAACGGCATCATTTGGTCGCTCATCTTGGCAACTGGCAACTGGCCGTACAGGGAGCCGATTGACTGGCCGCCTTGGATCTTCACGCGCACGAGCTCTCCGACGAGCGATTCAGCTTCCTTGATGTGCTGCGGACTCAGGAGCGTCGAGTCGACCATCGTTTTCGGGATCATGCGCAGCAAGGTTTCCTTGCCGAGATTGACCGCGTCGTTCAAGTCGTCCTGGATGGGAATAATGCCCTGGCAGAGCGGCGGGTCACTGATGTATGGGCCCGTGCCGGTCTTGCAGATGGACAGGTAATCGTCCATGCACTTGTGCTCCATCCGGACCACTTTGCTCCCTACGATGGTCATGAGAACGCCTGTCGGGAACTGCTTTATCATCTCGTCGCGATCAGTTTTAGTGAGCGCGTGGTAAACATCCGGACGGACGTACTTCCGGCTCTCAAGGACGAGCCCTGAAGACTTGTCGAAGCACGGCACGCCGTTGGGAGACTCGACGGTTTCCTTCGCCAACTCGGCATCCATCGGAGTGCCGCGGCCCATGTCGGAGTCCTGCGTAAAATCATCCGGCAGGTTGTACAGGGACTTCAGCATCCATTGCGGCTTCATCAGGTCGATCGTGACGAACTGGCAATCCTCAAGGATCTTAGCGCCAAAGGTGTGCCCGACGTCGAAGGTGGTCAGAATCTCCAACTCCACCTCGCCTTTCGGATACTTCTGCTGGCCAGCTTCGTACGGAACCTCGACCGTGATCGCTGGCTGGTAGGACTCCGGCCGCACGCTCGCCCCACACTGGTCGCACTGAAGTTGGTTGGCGACCGCTCCGCAGACATAGCACATCATCCCGGCCGGCCGAATCTCCACCTCCCGCATCTCCATCACCGGAAGGCTTTCCTCCCCATACTTCAGCCCGTTGGCGTTGTACCGGGTATGCAGAAATACGGCCGACGTCGACCACTGGTAGAACGCGATCTCGCGTTGCCGGCGCCGAATATCCCAGAGGCGGTGCAAGTGCATCGTCGCAGTCTGCGCGTCATCGGCCATGCGGAGTTGATTCGAAGCCCACGGGTCGAGCGGGACCGCCTTGATGTTCGGCGCGCGCTGCCCGACGATCGCCACGTACTTAACGCCATCGGCGGAGACAATGTTGTAGGTCGACGAGAACGTACGCTTCTTGCCGTCCCGCTCCTCGACCTGAACCGGCTTCCAGTCGTAGGATCTGCCGTCCGACGCCATCTGCGGGAACAGGTATTGCTTCCCCTGCATGTACAGGAGATTCCGCTTCGCGAGGGATATCTGCGCCTGTCGGTTTGGCTCCGCTGGCAATTCCAGTTCCTTGTAGACGACTTCCTTCAGCTTCTCGCCGATCGATTCAATTACCGCCTTCTCGTCGATTTCAGTGGCGCCAGTTGGTCCCATTTCAATTTCCTTCCGCGGTCAGCCTTCGGACGCTGGCGATAAACTCGCTGTTCCGTTGTGCGCGTACCGATTGCAGGTTCACGTAATTCGATTCGATCTGGACCGGCGCCTCGGCGGCGGCCTTGTAGATTTCTGTGGGGATCGACGGCGCTCCCGGGAACGGCACGAACCCGTATCGCGTCTGCGTGTCGATATTGACGTGCATCTGGAATAGCGATCGCTCGTTCTCCTGCGCCGTCTCAAGCATTGACGCGAGGCGCGCGATCTCTCCGCGCTGGGCCATTACCTGCCCCTCGATCAGCCGGCGCGCTTCCCTGGACTCAGCCAGGTCGGCTTCAAGCTGGCGGAGCCGGCGGCCCTGAAAAATGCTGCCGACACGCATCCAAAAACTGTCTCCGCTCTCGGTCGGTTGGAGGACGGTCGAAATGGATTCCGATTCCGGTTTGCTCGCCGTCTTTGAAAACCCGAACAGCGTTCGGGCCCTCGTCGCGAAGTTCAAGAACGAAGTCCACATCACTCATCTTCTCCCGCCCCCATCATCTCGGCGCCCTCGTCTTCCATCTCGCCTTCGCTATCGGCCGCTTCGAACGCCGGGCACCCGCCGTCCATGTCGCATGGCGCGTTGAATTTCTTGCACATTGATTTTTCGCCGTCGAAATACTCGCAGGCGGCGCAATGTTCCCACGGCCCAACGTAGCCTGGGATCTGGCCACCACCGGCTGAACGCATCTCCCCGCCGGCCATCTCATCGCCGGGGCCCTCGATATCAAATGGCAGCCCGCTGGGCTTGCCTTTGGTCATGTTCATCAATTTGGCTGCCATCTTGTCCTCATTGCATCACGAGTGAAACTCGCGTGGATCACATTCTCGGAATTGTCTTTGTTGTACCGCGTGGCGGCTGCGATCGCCACCTGGATTTTCAAGTTGATATCGGCGTCTTTCCCGACTTGCCGGAGAACTTCTTTCGCGATGAACTCGCCCCGAGGGATGACGTTCTGCTGCTCTGATGCTCCCATAAGTCCATACGAGAGCGCATCCCAAGGGTCATCGCCGATTGTATCTCTGTCGGGGTCGCCGTGGAACTTCTTTACTTTTTCCAGGTCTTTCGGGTCAGGCCGGAGAAGTGGGATCGTCTGGATTAGGATACGGCAGCAATCGTGAATCTGCAGGCGCGGCAGCGGTATTTGCTCCTGCTGGTCCTCAAACTTCGCCATGTAGGAGAGGTACTTGAGGTTCCCTTGAGGCATTTCGAGGAGCTTGCGAGCATAGGCCATATCCGGCTCGACCTTCTCGACGATGTGGCGCCACTTCAAGAAGTCGCGAGCCACGTTGGCCTGGGCGACTCGATCGGAAGAAGACCGGCGGAGAACGATCTTCGCCTTGCTGTACTGGTCCCGGAACCGCTCCGCGAACATCTCGTTGGCGACGACGGCGTCCTCGCCGGCCTCTGCACTCAACCGTTCCTGCTCTGTCTTCGCCACGAGAAAGCAACTCCCTGGGCCAAGGATGCGGTCGATACCGGTGGCCAGTTGCTCCGCCACCGACTTCCCGCTGTTCTTCACGCTGAACTGCTCATGCGAGAAGTAGAGCGTAATCGACGGCTCCGACATCCCTTCCAGGTCTGGCATCGTGCGCCTGGCGAACTCCATCCCCAACTCTTCGGCGCCGACGCCGCGAACGACCATCTCCCGGTAGACGTGGGTTCGCCTGTCCAGCTCGTTTCCAAACCAATACGCCGCGGCATGGTGAGCGAAGCCCCAATCGAGAGAGGCCCACCGGTGGCACCACGGCGGAAGCGACCTGGCGGGGATCACGTGGTTCGCCCGCTCCGGCTCCCTGTCGCGCGGACCAGTCGGCCGGAACTCCGGGAACATCGTTCCTTCCTGGCAATCCCAGTCGCCGAGGAACCACGCCCGCCGCAGGGCCTCGTTCTCCATGCCAGCCAACTGGTGGAAGAACGACGGATCCCGCTCCATCATGATGAGGTTGTCGGTGATCCTGGCAGGGATGAACACCCGCACTTTTTTGTTCTTCCCTCGGAACGGCTGCTTCGCTGCCACCGGAATTCCATCAATGGTGACCTGTACGAAACGCTTCTTGATCCAGTAATTGCCCGGGCCATCCGGGTTCGTCGTCAGCAGAATGGCGGCGCGAATCCCGGGAACAGTGCTACGGTTCGAACCGAGGAGTTGTTCGTACATCACCTCTTTTTCGATCTGCGTGGCTTCTTCCAAGCCGATGAGGTGGTATTCGTGACCCTTGACGTCTTCGAGGGACCTCTCGTCCTTGAAGTGGTTCGTGTAGATGCGGGCGCCGGAGGGGAACACGAATTCCGTTGGCCGGCCCTCGCGCTTCGCCCCCATCTTCTCGTACAGCTGCCAAGCGCGATCGCAGAATTCCTTCAAAGACTCGGCCGTCTTGCGAAGGATCAGCCCGCGATACAGCGGCTTGTCGATATGAATGGTCATCCACGCGATCAACGCCTCTGTTTTTCCTCCAGACCTGGCTCCACCCAGGAGGATTTCCTGAGCCTGCACATGCGGGTTCAGCGTGAGATCAAATAAATCCTGCTGGGGCCCAGCCTGCGCGCGCCACAGAACCTCGCCGTTGGCGTCGTAGATCGTGAATAGTTGGCGTTCGGCCATCCTACTGCCGGTACCACTTCCCGTCGCTCGCCATCTCGAAGTTCACCCACTGGTTCGCCGTGCTGGTGTAGGCACCGCCGAAGTCTCCCGGGTTTGTCCCGCCGGTGTTGAACGTGGTGGCCGACTGCGTCCACACCTTGATGCGCTGGCTTGGCCAGCCGCCTGTCATCCGCGTGGCAGTGCCGCCGCCGGTCACCTGCAGAACGTCTGGAACGGTGACTGGAATGGCGATCGTGTTTGCCGAAACGGTGGTCGACGGGATTGTGTCAACGCGCACATTCGGCGAAGTCAGGAAGTTTGAGTTGGTCCCGGCCTGGACGAAGAACGAACTTGATGCCGGCGTGTACATCACGTTGTTCACGAACTGAGAATTCGTGATATTGGAGTTGAAGTACCCCCACCAGTTGGTCGTTGATCCAAGAGAGGCGATGTCGCGGAATGTATTATCAACAACAGATAACCCTGTGGCTGCCGTTAAAACAGCAACTCCACCGCCTCCGCCGCCGGATAAATCACAGGTGCCGATGGTATTACCGAATACCTTCACGCCCTTCGAGTTGATCAATTCAACGCAATGGCCTTGGTGGCTGGCTATATCGTTTCCAGACAGGATGAACCTGCCCTCGGTGGCATTACTCATGTCAATTTGTATTCCTGGATACGATGGGTAATAATTACCGACTAGCCACGAGTTTGATATTGAAACCTGCCCTTGCGGATTCGGATTAACGCTACCTATCGCTACCGAAGAGTACCGCACTCGATCGATTACCCCATTGTCGAATAAAACCCCAGAAAGCACTTCAGGCGGATTGATTCTAAGCCCGAATTCTCCCCGCAGCGCCGTGTTGCTTATAGCTGTCCCGTCAGCGCTCTCAATATACATGCCGTTTTGAAGAACCTTCTGGAACATCGCCCGGCCACCAGTCGTGTAGGCGTTGGTGAAGGTGCTGCCCTGCAGGTCGATGGTGGTGGAGTTGATGACGGTTACCTTCCAACTGCCGTTTGCCTCTGTCGTTCCGCCAACACCAAACACGGTCACCCAGTCGTTCGTGGTGAAGACATTTGCGCTCGTCGTCAACCGAATCAGTCCTGATCCGTTATTAACGGCGCCTGAGATTGTCGGCATAGAGGTGATATATCCCTCTGAAACTGAAAACTCAGAATTGCTGACATACAACCCGCTGGATGCTCCACCAGCACTCGTAGATCCTCCAGTAACGTATACCCCGGCGAAAGGCTGCTCATTAGAAACTCTTGTTTGCAAAAAAGAAATTTCATCCAAGTGAATATCGTCAGCCGCATCTATATACACGCCAGTGATCTCGTCCCAAATCCTAATCCTGTTGAGGTATGCGCCACAACAGGTATGCCCTCTAATGCGGATCGCCGCTGAAGTAGACCTTCCGTTGAAGCGTATGTAAGGCAGATCCAGTTCCAACTGAGTCGACAATAATTATGTCGGCGGCATAATCGCTTGCCCGGCTCAACACCGTACTGAATATGCCAGCCCCAAAAATATCAGACGTGAAGTCGCTAGTTAACCACAGCGGACCATGAACGATTATCGTCGGTTGGCTCATATACACCAAGCGGCGAGTCCCGGTTTGGGACCACAGCGCCTCCACAACGCCGCCAAAAGCTGGCGCTATTGAGTAGGTTCCGGAATGCGAGTTGCTAACCCACGCCTTGATCGTGCCGGATGAACCGAGCCCAGTACACGTCCCTCCACTCACGAAAATCGTCTCAGCCGTGCCAACTCCGCCGGAAAGGTATAGTGGGTGGATTAACTGCTTGGCGGTCCCTCCGCTCGTATATACGCCGGAAAAAGTGCTACCGATTAGGTCAAAAGTCGTTGATGTGACGCGAGTGATCGCCCAGTTTCCGTTCGCCGCCGTTACGCCTCCCACCCCAGATATCAAAACTCTTTGGCCGCTTCCTAGATTCAGGGCGGTTGTCGTGATACGGATTAGACCACTCCCGTTATTGGCCACGCCAGTGATCGTTAGGGACGGGCCTAAATTCGTCCCTTTCAACCCGAGCGGACATTTAGAGAATGTGAACGTCTCCTCCGCGGCGCCTGCGAGCGTGGTGCTGAACGACACCGCCGGGAAGTTGAACGCCTCGGATGGGATGCCTGGCTGATTTTTCAAATCACGCACGTAATCAGGCTTTTGAGAGAACAAGCACAGCGTTGCTGCCGCGATAATTGTGATCTGGTGGAGGAGTCGCATATTCGCCTCAATCCTACCAAGTTTCGCTGCCACCAAAAAAATTGCCGCCTAACCGGTGAAGGCTGGCGGCCGAAGTGGCTTGCCCATCAAGGAGATTTCACTTCCGTGTCCAGTCAGATCATACACCAGGACCACGGCGCCCTGCCATCAAAAAATACAGGAGTAGCAGCAAGAGCACGATGACCAGGATTACCTGCTTCATGTCGTATCAGCAGCCTTTGTGGCTTCGGTGCCACTCTCGCCCGTGAGCGCTGACGGTGAGCGGTGATCGCCGGTGCCACTCCAATCCGCTGGCGTCTTTCGGCGGCAGCGGATGCGGACAATGGCGATGGCATAGCGTCGGACAGCAGTTGGACATCTCCTCGCCTGGCTGCGGTCCGCATACTTCGCATGATGCCTTTGGGAGTGCCTTGCGCTTACCTCTCTTCATGGGCCTCCATCTCAAACGGGTCGCTCGCCGCATCGCCCAGTTCGCGCGCCTTCGCCTGGCGCAACGTCGCCTCGATCGCGGCTCGCCCTGGGACGTCGACTGCCGACGGGTTCTCGCAGCAGAGGCAGAAAATCTGTTCGTCGCTCATCCACGCCTCATGTCGTCGAGGTAAGCCCGGTCGCGGGCGGCCTTCTGTGATCCCATCTGAACCAGCAATACGCTGGCCTCGTTGTTTGGCTTACCAGTGATAGCGGCCACGATCACCGCGGCCATAGCGTCCCGTTCAGCGTTCTGCATATCGCCTCCTTTATTCGCAGGGCCCCTGCACCAGAGCCCCGCGAAAGTCCGACGCTGCACGCATCGAACAAGTTACACCAATGTACCAAGGTGTCAGATGAGAGTCAATCGTTTTCCACCGCCACGATCAACTTTTGCTCAGTCAGCAAATCGACGATCGCCTGGTCGCGAGTTGAGGCCGTCGCTTTCTTCGACGGGTCGTTTCCGAGGAACGCCATGTACTTCTCCCCGCCTATCTCCGAGTTTACGCAGACGGTGAAGATTTTGATGGGGGTCGGCGCTGGGGTCTGTTGCCGCTGCAGTAGATCGTTCATTATCTTCTGGCTATCGTACCCAGGGCCGAGCAGCCCGCCCCTTAACTGGTCGGCCGGGTTGTTGAAGTCGTACGGCTTGGCCGGCGCAAAGGTATGGTCTTTTCGATACTGCTCATCCATCTTGTCCATGTGGTCTATGATTCCGCCCATACGCTATACTCTTTTCCTTTCCAACTCCACCAAATGCTTCCGCCCATCAGTATCCGTTAACCGCATCACCTTGGACTTCTTCTCGTCAGCGAACTGCCACGCCGATTCAAGATCCGTGAAGTACCGGATCCGCCGATATCCGACCTTTCCGTCCACCCGGTACCATACGGCCAAGTACCCTACCGTCACCTCGCCGGGCCGGATGTCGCCCTCCCAAATGTCCAGCACCGCAGGTGGTGCAGGTGGTGCAGGTGGCTCCTCACTCCGCCGCAGCACATCCCCCAGCACCCCGGGCCCGACCGTCCCAATCGTGATCGGTTTCCCGCTCGCCTTCGCCTCCAGCGCGCCGGCCGCGGCCGTGATCGCCGTTCGCCCCAAAAATCCGCCGAGTTTTTTCCAGAAGCCCATGTCCTTGAATATCCCTTCCTTCCATCAATCCAGCAGCGCTGAATAAACAGCATCCCACCCGTAATTCCCGTCATCTCGCAAAACGCTTTTCAGCACCGGAACGACGAAGTTCTTGGGATAATGCGAAATCTTGGACACATGCGCAAAATCAATCGCCCGTTCGAAATCCCCAAACAGACGAACCATCGCGAAGTTAATCGCCGGCACTGTGTAGTCGAACACCAAGTACAAATCCCCGCCACACCGAC